AAGATTATATTAATACTGATGAAGTCGGTATTTTTGAACATGGAGTATATAAAGATGATCAAACAGGAAAAATTGGAGATATGTATAGAACAAAAATTAAGGAAGCTCAAGATACAGGTCAATCTTTAACGGATGTTTTAGAAGGTAAAAAAAGAACATTACACGCTCAAGGTGGACTCGTGGGTATTAATCATTTAACAAGGAGACTATAATGAAAATAGTAGAAAAGCTCAGCACCTACGCCGCGTTGATCGGCGTCATCGGGGCAATAGGAGGAGGCTTCTATACATGGGGCCAGTTTAACACGCGCCTGGACACAATCGAGAAGAAAAAGTTCGTTGTCAACCAGACCGTGGACCTGAATCCCATCAACGATAAGATTTCTATACTCGAAGTGGAACTGATTGACAGGATTGAGGCGGGAGACACGGCTGTTGAAGCAAAAATTAAACCACAAGACTTAACAGGTATGCTTAAATCGATACAGGAGGTACGGGAAAAAGTGGCCGGGCTGAAAATACCGGCAAAAACGGACCTCGGACCACTGAACAAGTCAATCAAGGAACTTGAGAAAAAGATCGCGGACCTTGGTAAAGCTGTTAACGTTAAAATGGCAGACCTTAATCAATCGGTCGCCATTGTTCAAAAAGAAAACCAATTGCAGGACATCCTGATCGAGGAGATCAAGGAAGCTTCAAATAATCCACTGGCAAACTAATGGAAGTGATAATAACAGTATATGTCATCTGGATTATAGGTGGCATCATCGTTAACGCGGCGGGGCTGTAATGACTGATTGGTTTGATAAGTTAATTATAGCTATAGGAATTATAACAGTAATAATATTTATAATGGTGGTAGTATAATGGCCGACAGGATGGATGTAAGTGATAAGACTGCTATTTCTATGCCTATGCGTAACCTTTTATCGATTCTCGCCGCCGTCGGAATTGGAGTCTACGCCTTTTTCGGAATACAAGAAAAGCTTAATAATGTACAGACGCTACAAACCCTTATGGAAGCCGATCTCGTCAAAAACACGGAATTTAGAATTGGCTGGCCCAGGGGCGAAATGGGCGCATTGCCCGCGGATGCCCAGCAGGACCTCCTTATAGAATTTATGAGTTCTCAAGTCGAGGGTATGCAAGAAAAAATGGAGTCAATGATGAGCAATACCGTGAATATAAAGAGGGCACAACACGACATAGAACGATTGCTTAATGACGTCGAGAAACTGAAGGACAAACTGAGGGAATCAAATGGAAGTAATTAGCGTAATCGTCATGTTTATATTCGGAAACATGAATGATGAGGAGCACAGGATGACACAGTACGTTCCCATGGAATCACTGTCCACGTGCATGAAGGAAGTGAGAATACTCAAGAAAAAGGAAACAGACTACACAAAAAACGCATTCTGCGGACCTGCGTTGGTGGAATTAAGCGATGACGGGGAAATACTGACATTGCATAATGAGCTCCCGGAGGGAGCTAAAATGATAAAGAAAGAAATAAGTAAAGAATCATTTAAAAGATGGACACTTCGTGCTAAAGAGAAGTGGAATAACAAATAACTATAAAGGAAAACTAAATGACTACAGGAAAAATTAAATGGTTTAATCCAACCAAAGGATATGGATTTATTGAACAGGAAGGAAGCAAAGACGTCTTCCTGCATGTATCAGCTTTGGAAGAAGCGGGTATTGAAACACTAAAAGAAGGAGAAGAGATAGAATTCGAGATAGGGGAGAACAAAGGAAAAGAGAACGCAATTAACGTTAAAAAGGTTGCGTAATGGCGACACGGGCAGGCACATACCTTCCCATAAGACCGGCCGGCTACAAGCCGGCTCCGGTTCCTTATTTCAAGGAACTCATGGCAGCGCAGAATATGCTGCCTGTTGGAATTCTGGCCGCTGCGGCAAGCGCGGGCGATGATGATAAAAAAAAGAAACCTGCTGGAGTAGCAGTATCAACCCCGGCTGTACCTCCACCTGATGAAGATCCTACTGAAAAATTTAAGGACATTAAAACCCTCACGGAACGCGTTATTTCCCAGGAAGTGGAAAAACTGCCCGGGGGCCAAGAAGTTAAACAAGTGCTTGGCATTATTAAAGAAGTTCCAAGTGACATAGAGGAACGGGAAAAATTCTATGAAGAAAATGTTGGCTATGTCCAACGGGGCGAACCAGAAGAAGCAATGCTGAGGGCGACTATGTTTCATTCAGGAGTCTTAACTCCTGCGCTAGAACACATAGGAGATCTCACGCATCGAATAACGGAATTTCCTTTTATCTATGGAACAACAAAAGAAAAAGTAAGAAATATGATAACATCACTTGATAGAAGTTTTGAAGTTTGGGGAACAAATATGATGAGTTTTCTTGATGAGCATGAACAAAATATAAAAAATAATCTTAAACATCGGGGTTTATCGGAAGAGGAATACAAAGAGAAACTTAACGGTCTTCTCACTAACTATGTAGCCGAGCACGAGAAAATTCCAACCTACAATGAGTTGCAGGAGCACGCCAAACAGGCGGCTATTGCGATGGGCAACTTGGATGTTGACACGGCTCTTGAACATTTGCGTTTCATTCAAAAGGAAATTGACAAGGGAGAGGAGTCCTTTGAAAAAAAAGCACAGGAATTTTTTGAAGATAAACTGCCCGGAGGCCAAGAAGTTAAACAATTAGAACTTTTTGATAACCTTCAACAAATAGAAGAAATAAGACCGGAAAAATCAAAAATAGATGAGAAAGTAATTGGTGAATATTTTCCCGATGAGAATTATGGACTTGAGGAAAACATAGATTGGGCTGAAGCATTAGACCGAAGTCAAACAGATATTAACAATTTTGTCGATGGCTTGATAAAGGGAGAAGTTGATCTTAGAGTTAATCAATACATTAAAGCAGATAAACTAATGCAAGAAGTTAAAGAAGAAATGTTTGTGGGAGATGAACCACTTGAGCCTATAGGAGATATACTAGGAATTATTGACGTTGAACGACCTGACCCTATTTTACGATTTTTAGAAGAAGGTCTTATAGATAAACTCCAATCTTTGGAAACCAATAAATATACCCAAGTGGAAGTTGTCGCTCATGAACTGGGCCACATTGCTGGGAATCAATGGGAAATGATCAACACCAATGAAGTGCTTAGACTATCCAGAGATATTCAAGAAGATGTTAAAAATAATTACCCAACTATCATGACTAAGCATACTTTTGAAAGAGCAAAAAAACTTATTAAAAAAATGAAGAAAAAAGATTATTTTGATGATAGTGAACTTGTCAGAGAGGTGTTTGCGGATGAGGCATCCCAAATGCCTGCGATCCAAGAAGCAGCAAAAAAATTATTAAATGCATTTACTCCTAGAGAATTGTTTCCGAAGGAAATAAAAACACGAACAAGAAAGAACATGGGTGGACTGGTAGGAATCGACCATTTAACGCGACCCCTTCTAAATTTTTCTTGATATAACGCTATAATTTTAAAGAAAAGGGTCACTCCGCAGGGTAAACCATTGGAAAAACCCTTTTCTGCGCCTATGAGCTTAAAAAGTGCCTTAAAATTGATTTAGGCTTTTTTAATGCTTATTTGACGTGGTTTTTCCGATTCCGGAATTTCCCGGTGATATTTCACACTGAGAATGCCATCTTTCAGTTTTGCATCATCCACAACGATCTGTTTATGAAGTTGAAAGCTTTTCGTGAAGCTTCGATTTGAGATTCCTTTGTGAAAAAAGTCATCCGAATCTTTATCCTCCTTGCATCCATAAACACTAAGAGTATTTTCTTTAACTTCAACTTTTAAATCATTATCATTAAAACCTGCAACAGCGAATTCAATGACGCCTTTGTCATCCTTTTCTTTTATGTTGTAGGGTGGATAAGTTGAAACTCTTTTGAAACTATCAAAAAAGTCATTGTGAAAACCAAGAAAATGGTTACGTATAATATCTAGCTCGTTCATAAAACCTCCTTGTTAAGCAAGATTACATGGACCCATAAGGCATCCATGGGTTATATATAAGCTATATTAACCACTTTTTCAAGTCCTCTCCCAATATTTTTGTCGCCAGATTAATTTTGCTTCTCAAGTTCTTGACAATCAGCTCGTCAACCGTTCCCTCCGTGATGAGATCAATGTAGGTCACTTTCTTGTCCTGGCTGATGCGGTGTGCCCGGTCCTCCGATTGCAGTCTTACTTCTAGATCATAACTATTGCTGTAATAGATAACAGTATGGCTAGCAGTAAGAGTAAGGCCAAACCCTCCGGTCTTCGGGTTTCCAACAAAAAATCGCAGATCGCTTTCTCTATCCTGGAAGCGATCAACAATATCTTGGCGGTCGCGATCAAGAGTATCACCAAAGAAAGATTCCACACATTTCGCTCCATATCGTTCCGAAAGAACGTTTGTAATTTCCTTAATGTCATGACGGTAAACCGCCCAAATAATAACTTTTCCATCTGTCTCCTCCAGTATGTCCAACAGTTCCTTGATTCTGTTATTTTTTAGTGTCCTTATTTCGCCATCATCCGTTGTTAAATGACCGCACGTAATCTGATGAAGGCGCACCAGTTGCGCCAGGGCGCTTGTTGCCGTTGTCTTCTTTCCTTTCAGTTCCGCCAGGGCAAATTTTTTCATCTCGCCATACATTTTCTTCTGTTCCGGCGTCAGTGTAATTATGCGTTTCATGTAAACCTTTTCCGGCAAATCCAAACAGTCATCCTTCAAGACACGATAGGAAAAACTGTCAAGTTTTCCGTTCAATTCATCCAGCCTCCTGTATCCCATGACATGCCTAAAGCTGTGAGTCCCAACATTGCGGTCGACCATGATGGCATACCTGTTCTTGAAGGCGTAATAGGACGAAAAATCAAGAAAGTCTGGATCAAGGAAGAAGCATTGTGTATAAAGGTCCAATGGACTTTTTGTCACTGGCGCTCCTGTTAGTATTCGCCTATACTTTGCTAAAAATCGTAACTTTAAAACGTTTTTGGTTCTTGATGCTGTTGGCGATTTTATGGTTGTTGACTCGTCAATAGCCATCAAGGCCGAATGGGCCAATAAGAATCTTTCCGCTATCCTCACTCCTTTCTTCGTGCTGAATGCCTCAATGTTCATCAAAAAAATAACCAGATCCTCATCGTGGATAAACAGTTTTTTTAAGGCGCTCTGCTGCTTTTTAGTTTCAGCGGGCGACCATGTGATGGTTTGGTATAAAACGTGTTCCGGCATGTGAAGGGGCAGTTCCTGCCGTTCCCAGTTATGGTACACGCCTTTTGGCGCGACAATAAGTGCGGCGTTAATCTTTCCCTTGTCATAAAGCATGGCTATATTATCAATCAACACCTTGGATTTTCCAGTACCCATCTCCATGAACAAGGCAAAATTTTCCCTGTTATGGGACGCGCCCAAAGCGGTTAATTGGTGCTCATATGGCTCCGTCTTGAATTTATAATCCATAATGTAATCCTTCTATATTTCTTAATTATTAAATAATACTTGCCAAAGGGTTTGTCAATAGCTATATAGGACAAACGAAGGAGAAAGAATGACAGTATATGTCGTGCAAGAAGTAAAAAGCAGAAACATACTCAGTGCGGAAAAGTTCGGCACTTTGGAACTGTTATTGCCGGAGGGATCCCAACTTGTTTTGAGTACCGGGCCAACGGTAAGAAGACTGAGGCATAGACTAAGAAATTTTAATGACGATGATTACCTGTTACTGATAGGTGATCCGTCCGCCATTGGCATTGCCTGCGCCGTGGCTGCGACAAATAACCGCGGGCAATTTAAATGCTTGAAATGGGATAAAAGAGAGTATAAATACTATCCCGTAGAAGTTAACCTAAATGAGAGAGGAGAAATTGATGAGTAACTTAATAGCTGAAATGGAAAGCGATGTAAAAACACCAACGATTGGTGATAATTCGCTTAAGGAAATGTCTGACCTGTGCGCGGAACAAGTGGCACTGGAAGAGGAAATGAGGCAGTTGGAAGAACAACTGAAGGCGAAAGCAACGGCTGCCCGAAAATTATCACAAGAAATTATTCCCGCAAAAATGTCGGAGCTGGGATTGGAAAGTTTAACATTGACGGATGGTTCATCCATCAAGATTAAACAAATGATCCACGCGTCCATTCCTGTAAAATACAGGAAGGAGGCGTTTCAATGGCTTCGTGACCATGGACATGGGGATATTATAAAAAATCAAGTTTCCGCAACGTTCGGAAAGGGGGAGGATGCTGGCGCTTCTAATTTTATTGACAAAATAGAAGAGTTGGGTTATCAGCCTCAACAGAAGGTCTGGGTTGAACCCATGACCTTGAAAGCGTTTGTTCGTGAGCAAATAACTAATGGAAGTGAGTTGCCTACGGATAAATTCGGAGTCTTTATTGGCGCCGAAACTAAAATTAGCAAAACGTAAAATGCAAAAGGAGGCATTAATATGGCAAAGAAAAGTCGTAAGAAGAAAGCAGCTACTAATGTTGCTAAGAAGGAAGAAAATCTACCAGCATTAAATCTTTCAGTGATGGAACAGGACGCGAGCAGCGGACTGGAAAACATCCATCAAGAGGATTTAGCGACACCTAGATTAAAGGTGTTAATGCAATTATCCCCGGAACTCGAGGATATAGAGGGTGCAAAAGCCGGCATGATTTATAATACAGTGACAAATGAACTGTATGATGGATTAGCGGGCATTAAAGTTCTACCGTGCGCGTACCAACGTCAATACGTTGAGTGGGCTGACAGGGGACAAGGATCGGGTGCGCCGATCAACGTATATGATGCAAGTAGTGATATACTTACCAAAACAACACGGGATGAAAACAATAAGGACCGCCTGGAAAACGGGAACTATGTTGAAACGTGTGGTAACCACTTTATCCTTTTAGTTGAGGATAATGGTAGCGCTACCCCGGCCGTTATTACCATGAAAGCGACTCAATTGAAAAAAAGTCGTAAATGGAATTCAATGATGTTGAATCTCAAATTGAATGGTACGAACGGATTGTTCACACCACCATCCTACAGTCATTTCTACCGATTAAAAACGGTTAAGGAAGGCAATGACAAGGGAAGCTGGTATGGATGGGAAGTAAGCCGAGAGTCACAGCTTGAGGACGCTAATCTTTACGCTGTTGCAAAAGGATTTGCGGACAGTGTTACCAAAGGAGAGAGTAAAGTTAAATACGAGGAAGATAACTCTACTTCATCTAACGGTAAACCCCCGTTTTAATTTAAAAGGGGGCGTTCATCGCCCCCTTTATTTTAAGAAATTATTATGAATAAAGTAGAAAAGTTTAAATCGATATTTAGCGGCCTGGATCGTGCCTACGGACAGTACAAGAGCGAAGGTTTAAAGTCTAACGGTAAAATTGGTGGCAAGGCTTTTATCATTAAAGAGCCTGTCACAAATAAACTATGGACAGAACATTTAGAGGGGAAGGACCCAAGTCTTGGCATCATTCCCATACGTGACAATTCAACATGCTCATGGGGATGCATTGACATTGATACATATCCCTTGGATCATAAAAAAATTGTAAAAAAGATAAGAGATCTGGAACTGCCATTAGTTATGTGCCGTTCCAAGAGCGGTGGCGCGCATGTATTTTTATTTTTAAGAGAACCCGTGCAGGCAAGCCTTGTGCGTGATAAGTTAATGGAATGGTCAGCGGAGATAGGATATGCAAATTGTGAAATTTTTCCAAAACAAATTGAAATTAAGGCGGATAGGGGAGATACTGGAAACTTTCTTAATTTACCCTATCATGGTGGTGACGATAGTATGCGTCATGGCTTTAGTGACGACGGTAGTGGTGCTAGCTTGGATGATTTCTTTCATCTATATGATACTTATTGTACGTCCGAAAAAAGTTTAAGGGAACTTAAGGTAAAGAGAAAAAAAGAAGTCAAGGAATTAGAGGACGGACCGCCGTGCCTTGCAACATTAATGTCGCAGGGAATTCCCGAGGGCGGACGGGACAATACACTGTACCAGTATGCTGTCTACGCCAAAAAGAAATGGCCAAATGAATGGCAGGCTAAAGTCGATGAATTTAATCACAGATACATGGAAAAGCCATTAGGATCGGCACAAGTTCAAAAAACAGTCACACAGCACGAAAAAAAAGATTACCAATACAAATGCAAGGATCAGCCAATGTGCTCAGTCTGTTCCCCTGTTGTTTGCCAATCACGACAGTACGGCATCGGTGATTCCTTCGAGCACAATTTTTCCGATTTAACAAAACTGCAGAGTGACCAATCGGTGTGGTTTTTAAATATAGATGGACAAAGAATTGTTTTGGAAACGGAAGAACTATTTGATCAAAACAAGTTCAGAAAGGCGTGCATGGATAAAATAAATATTATTCCAAATCCCATGCGTCCCAATATATGGACAACACGATTGCAGCAACTACTACGAGATATAGAAGTAATAGAAATGCCAAAGGAAATCAGAAAAGAAGGCCGCTTTGAATCCTTGCTGGAACAATTTCTTGATGACCAGGGCGCCGCCTTGGACATTGATGAAATTAACATGGGAAAGGCATGGTTTGACGAAGGCAGAGCTTACTTCAAAACAGACGCATTACAAACATTTTTAGAGAAGAAACGATTCAAGGATTATACAACAACACAGATGACGGCGATCATCCGGGAGCTTGGTGGAGGACACGCGCGCAAGAAAGTACAGGGAAAAACTACGTTCATGTGGTGGATTCCCTATACACGAAAAGAAGAAAAGTCCTTTGCGGTGCCAAACCTGGAAGAAAAGACGGTGTTTTAATGAAAAAGAAAGAAAAAATAAAAGGATGGAAAGTGAAATTCCAAATGGTTGTAAAAGCTAAAAACAAGACAGAGGTAAAAAAAATTACCAGAGAACATTTTAAAAAAATGCCATTATTCTCTACATATGAGAGTGCAGATAATAAGTTCTATATTGACACCTACATGCAACCACGAAAGAAAAAGAAAGAATTTAAAATACCAGCAGAAATAATAGAGCATAAAGATGGCTCGGCGGATGTGATATTCTTATGAGAAACATTATCTTTGGACCTCCTGGCACGGGCAAGACAACGCATCTTCTTCGTATAGTTGAACAAGAATTAAAAAATAAGGTACATCCCAATCGTATCGGCTATTTTGCCTTTACAACAAAGGCATCCGAGGAAGCGCTCAAACGAGCCACAGACGATTTCAATCATGATGCAAAAGACTTTATTCATTTCAGAACACTTCATAGCTTCGCCTACCGGGAACTTAACCTAAGGGAAGAGGACGTCATGAATGATGATGACTATGCATTTCTCTCCAACAAACTACAAATTAAGTTAAGCAATCCTAATAAAAAAATCAAGGCATACGGCGCCGGCCTGCCCGATGACGTTTTCACGCGCATCATTGATCTTGCAAAAATCAACGGCATTCCCGCGAGATCACAATTTGATCATCCGGATACGGGACACCTGCCGGGTGGGTGGCTGAAACTGGATTACATCGAACGCGCCATGCAGGAATACAAGTTTGGCGGTGAATTTCCAAGACGCAAATATGATTACACCGACATGCTGATTGAATTTAACAAAAAGGGCATTGACACTTTGCCTCAATTTGACGTGGTCATCATTGATGAGGCACAGGACTTAAGCTGGTTGCAATGGCAAATGGTCAAGCGACTTGCGGAGAGAACACAACGGCTTTACATCGCCGGTGACGATGACCAGGCCATCTTTCGCTGGGCGGGAGCGCGCCCCGAATTCTTGATCAACATGAAAGGAACAAGAAAGATTCTCAATAAATCCTACCGTCTTCCCTTCTTGATTCACAGAAAAGCGAACGACCTAATACGCCGTGTTAAGACACGCGTGGATAAGGAATGGTCGGCACGCGATGAACAGGGAGAAATTAATTATTATCCAAGCGAACAGTTAAGTAAATTGATGCAGGGGGAATGGCTGATTCTGGCGCGCAATAAATACAATCTTGATCTGTTGGAGGAGGGACTGAAGCTAGAGGGATACTACTACCAGAGAAATGGTTCCACATCGGTGGATGCAAAATCCATCAGAGCGATTCAAGCGTGGGAAAAGATTCGCAAGGGCGGGGAGCTGGACTTAAAGGAAGTGAAGGATTTTTACTATTATATGCTCGTGGACAGGTCGGTGAATCGCGGGCACAAGACGATGCAGAAGGCTGACAGGGAAAAGCTCTATACCTACGACACACTGACCAAGGAACATGGATTGAATGTCAGTAATAATTTTCCGTGGTTTGAAGCGTTTGACAGCATGCCACGACTTAAGTCCACTTACATCCGGTCGGTTCTCCGTCGCGGTCAGAAAATCACTCATGATCCGCGCATCAAACTATCAACGATTCACGGAGCAAAGGGCGGCGAGGCGGACAACGTCATGCTTCTGACGGACCTGTCCAAGAAAACGGATGAGTCCTATTGGTTTAACAAGGATGAGGAAAGACGGGTATTTTACGTCGGCATGACACGGGCAAAGCAAAGCTTGAATGTCATTCGATCAAGATCAAACAGGGAATTCACGGAGGTTTTTTAATGAATAAGCTAGTAAGAATAAAACTGACCGAGGAAGAAAAAGCATTGTTAAAAAAACTAAGGGATTCCATAAACCCCGATACCATTGCGGAATGGGGAAGAAATCAAATGTGGTCCCACGTCAAGGATGACTACGAACCTCATCCCGAAGCTACAGGATATACAGATAAAAAATGAAGAGCAGGGACTTGTTAAAGGAAACAATCAAGGTCATAACAGGACCAAGGGCAAAAGATTATGGTGACAAATATAACAATCATGTTAACATATCAGAGTTGTGGAGTAGTTATCTTGATCACAGGATTTCACCCCATGATGTGGCAATATGCATGGCCCTCGTTAAAATAGCAAGGTTAAAACACAGGAGGACAAAGGATTGCTATATAGATATCGCGGGCTATGCGGCCATTGCCAGCGAGATTGAAAGCAAGAAATCAAAAAAAGATATTAGTTTTATGACGGAAGGAGAAAGAAGAAGTAAAATGACAAAGGAATATGTTGATGGCT